AACTACCCAAATTTCTACGAACTAAGAAACCAACAACAATAAATATATGTTTGATAAAACTGCTGAACAAGTGCTGTCGCGTGGTCTAAACGCGATGACAAAAATGTGCGAAGTCTTAACTACGCAAAACGAAACGCTCAATAAAGACATTGAGAAACTAAAAAATAAGATTGGAAGAATGAAGGAACGGCTGTTAGAAAACGGTATCGAGACTGAATAATTCTTTGACAATCTTTTGACAAATTGTCTTTTATTTAGACAAATTGACAATCTTTTTGACAGGATGTTTTCACATATGAAACTAATAATTGTTGATTTTCAATGATTTTGGTGGAGGATAGGAGGGTCGAACTCCTGACCTCTACGCTGCCAGAGTGGCGTAATCGTTTCATATGTGAAAACACTTGTTAAATAAGGTTTGTGAACAATACTTTATTAATTGCACATCTGTAATTAATATTGACTACCTGACAATCCGAAGACACTATTGCGACTATGGGGGATATTACACAGAAAACTTTAAACGCCGACATGCACAGCATGGGAGTAGGAAGATACAGGGGTAAGGTAGAGTCCGCAAGGAAAAGAGATGCGGAGATAGAGACGAACTACGGTCAGCGATTGATGCGTGGAGTCCTCCCCGATTTTACAAAAGGTATCGAAGATTGGAAAGAGAAGGTTGCTTTCTATGACCGCAAAGCGCGTTACCAAATAGACGCTCAAAATTTAGATGCAAAGGTTATTGGTTACATCAGTATCAAAGCGATACTTGACAGCATAACCAAGAATCGTCCCCTAGCGCAAGTAGGTATTTACCTCGGCGCACAAATAGAGAATGAACTTAGATGCCGCTTCTTGTTAGATGAGAACGAGCAAAAAGGTAAAGGCATTCTACTAGGCGCCAAGCGCCGTAAGGGACAGAAACAAAAGATACGTCATGTGCGTGGGTCAATGGCTCACGAAGCTAAGAAAGGCTTGATGCCTGAATGGGTGAAGTGGTCAATCCGCGACAAACTCAATATGGGCGTCAACATGGTAGAGATTCTTCGGTCTACGACAGGGATAATAGAATATATTTATATTTTAAAAACCCGTGGGAAAAAGCCTGTGAGGTTCGTCTCCGCGACCCCTCAGCTTCTCAAGTGGATTGAAGATTACAACGGAGACAGAGAACTACTTGAGCCTTTTTGGCTTCCCACCGTCGAACTCCCTCGACCGTGGCAGAACAATGTCTTCGAAGGGGGTTACAATACTGAAGGGTATCACTTACCCAATCTTCCCTTTATCAAAACTACGGATATGCATTTCCTCCGCGATATCCAAGGTGAGATTAAAGAACCGATGGAAGCTGTTAACCTTATACAGCAGACCCCTTGGCGGGTTAACAGTAAAGTATTGGAAACCATGAGATGGGCGTGGGATAACAACTTGTCTATAGGCGAACTCCCAAACCGTAAGGACGAAACGTTCCCGCCCATCCCCCTTGATTTTAAAACAGACCCGATTGTTAATAGAGATTGGCGCCGTGAGGCAGCGAAGATTTATGAGCTTAATTTGTCTACAAGGTCGAGGCGTATGTTAGTTGCCAAGACTTTGTTCTTAGCTAATAAATTTGAGGATGAAAGATTTTTCATGCCCCATCAATGTGACTTCAGGGGTCGTGTTTATTCTATCCCATCATTCCTGAATGTTCAGTCAGCTGACTACGCTCGTGGGTTACTACACTTCGCGCGCTCCGCTAAAATTAAAAATGAAGAGGACGCACGATGGTTAGCTATACACGGCGCGAACCTTTGGGGTAATGACAAAGTAAGTTTAGATGAACGTGAAACGTGGGCATACGATTTTGAAAGCACCGCGCTCAAGATAGCAGACAACCCAACGCAATGTCGAGAATATGAACATGCGGATAAACCGTGGCAGTTCTTAGCGTGGTGTTTTGAATGGGCAGAGTATTGCAGGGAAGGTAAGTTGAATACTTATCTACCTGTATCTATGGATGCCACCAACAACGGGCTTCAGATACTATCACTATTAATGCGCGACGAACATGGCGCCAAGTCTACAAATGTCATACCAACTGTTACACCCGAAGACATCTACGGAGATATTGCTGACAAGGTAAAAGAATATTTACGAGAAGACAATACGGAGATGTCCCGCAAGTGGTTAGACTTTGGTATCGACCGCACAACTCTAAAGCGTCCTGTTATGACATTGCCATACGGCTCTACGTTTTATAGTTGTCGTGCATACATAGATGAATGGTATCAAGATAAACTACGCAAGAAAAAGTTAGTTAATCCTTTTGCTGAAAATGACCGCTACGCTGTTACAGGATATTTGTCTCAGTTAGCTTGGCGCGCAATGCACGAAGTTTTAAAGAAGCCAACTGAGTGTATGAATTGGCTGAAGGCTTGTGCAGGGCTTGTAGCTAAAGAAGGCAAAGCTATTTATTGGGAAACACCTACAGGCTTCCCCGTTAAACAAAGTTATTTTGGTTTTAGTAATCAAGAAGTTAAGACCAACATAAGCGGTACAGCAACCTACGTAAGTTTCCGTAAGGAGAACGACAAGGTATCAGTAAAGAAAAACAAACAGAGCATCAGTCCTAATTTTGTGCATTCTGTTGATGCGTCGTTACTTACGAAATCTGTTCTAGCCGCAAACGCTCAGGCGGACGTGTGGGACTTTAGTATGATTCACGATTCATACGGAACGCACGCTCCTAATTGTGAGGCATTCAATAAAATAATAAGAAAAGAATGTTCAGCGTTATTTAGTGTTGACCTCCTAAAAGATTTTGTTCATCAACTACAAGAGCAACACCCACAAATTTCATTTCCCCTTTTACCTGACTACGGAAACTTAAATCCGTCGGCAGTTGAAGAGAGTGAATACTTCTTCTCATGATGAGAATACACAACAATAATAAACCCAAGAAAGGAAATACGTAAATGGCACAAACCCTAACAACAGGAATCGGAACTTCAATCTACCCAAAGTTGATTGTACCTGACACAAAGTTCAACGCCGATGGCTTATACAGCTGTCGTATAACAGTTAGCGAGAATGACTTCAAAGCATTCCAAGCTCAACTAGAACCTATCGTAGAGAAAGCATATAAAGCTACTTGCACCGCACAAGGTAAAGAAGTCAAACGCGCTAACACCCCCGTTAAAATTAACGATGCGGGCGAGTTTGAAATCTTTGCAAAGCAAGCTGCTAAAATTAATGTTGCACCAACAGCCGACAACCCAGACGGCGTTGTGGAATTTAAGATTGCTCTATTCGATGCGAATGTAAAACCCATCACTAACGAACCTAAGATTGGTAGCGGCACAAAGCTCAAGATGAGCGTCACGCCCTACACTTGGTTTGTTCCGTCACAAGGCTTTGGTTATACCCTACGCCTTAAAGCTGTTCAGATTCTTGAGTTGAAAGAATACGAGACAACAGGCTTTACAGCTACGGAAGGCTACACCGCATCAGGTGAAACCTTTGGTGAAGTATTGGAAGAAGATGAGGTACAACCGTCGCAAGCCTCTCCTTTCTAAGTATCGCTCCCGTTTCGAGGAGAGGTTGGCGTTGGCTCTTGAACAAGCTAAGGTCAACTTCTCCTACGAAACCTTGCGATTACCTTACACAGTCGAGCGCGTCTACACGCCTGACTTCATTCTACCGAATGGGGTCATTGTGGAAGCGAAAGGCTTTTGGGAACCTAGCGACCGCACAAAACACCTTGCGGTACGAGAGGCACATCCCGATGCTGATATTCGTTTTTGCTTCTTAAATGCAAATAACAAATTATCAAAGAAATCTAAAACTACTTACGCCGCTTGGTGTGATAAGAGAGGTTTCCTTTGGTGCGAGAAAGTAATTCCCTCTTCATGGATTTTATAAAAACACATATGCCCTGCGATGATTGCGGTTCCACAGACGCGCTTTCATTAAACACCGACGGTTCAACAAAATGTTTTGCCTGCGGTGAATTTACACCATCTAACACAACACACACATTGAATACACCAACACCTAAAAATACTAATTTCATATCAGGAACAGTTCTCCCAATCACGCAACGAAAGTTGCACGAAGATATATGCCAACGCTATGATTATAAAATAGCATCCGTTAACGGTAAGCCCTGTCACGTTGCAACTTACCGCAACGACGCAAAAGAAGTTGTAGGACAGAAGCTACGCTTTGAAGATAAATCATTTAGTTGTATCGGCGACGTCAAAGTATTTTACGGACAGAACTTATTTCCTAGCGGCGGTAAGAAACTTACTATAGTAGAAGGCGAGATAGATTGTTTAACAACTGCTCAAATCTTAGGCGGTGGTAAGGCTATGTATCCTGTCGTGTCGCTACCCAACGGCGCACAGAATGCGAAGAGTATTTTCCAACGGCATCTAAATTGGTTAGATACGTTTGAGGAAATCATTCTTATGTTTGATATGGATGAGGTAGGCAAAGCGGCGGCACAAGAAGCGGCACAAATTCTACCCTTCGGTAAATGTAAGATTGCAAAGCTACCTCTCAAAGACCCTAGCGAAATGTTAATTGCGGGTAGGGCTAAAGAGTTGGTGTCTGCTTTCTGGGATGCACAGGTATGGACTCCCGATGGTATTGTAGCGGGAACAGCCATCTACGATAGATTAGTTAATCCTAAAATATTTCAAAGTGTTCCTTATCCTTTCTCAGGTCTTAACGAAAAGACTAGAGGATTGCGTAAGGGGGAAATTGTAACTTTTTGTGCGGGAAGTGGTGTGGGTAAATCGCAGATATGTAAGGAGATTGCACACCATATTCTATCTACAACGGATAAGAAGATAGGCTACATTGCCTTAGAGGAAAGCATAGAGCGCACAGCAAATTCTATTATAGGACTAGAGATGAATAGGCTCTTACACCTCGACCCAATAGCTGTTGATGATGAATACAATGAAGCCTTCAATAAGACCGTAGGCTCAGGAAGATTCTTTCTCTACGACCATTGGGGTTCACTAGAGTCTGACAACCTCATAGCGAAAGTTCGTTACCTTTGTAAAGCTTTAGAGGTCGAGTATATTTTCTTAGACCACATCTCCATTGTTGTTTCAGGAATGGAAGGCGGAGACGAACGCCGCATCATTGATAACCTTATGACATCTCTTCGCTCGTTAGTTGAAGAGACAGGAATAGGAATGGTTTTAGTTAGTCACCTTAAACGACCTGAAGGACGCGGACACGAAGAAGGCGCCGCTACAAGTCTTGCACACCTAAGAGGAAGCGCGAGTATCGCACAGCTATCCGACGGCGTGATTGGTTGTGAAAGAAACTTACAAGACGAAGATGCGAGCAACGTGACGAAACTCCGAGTTCTCAAGAATAGATTTTCAGGAGAGACAGGACTCGCCTGCGATGTTGTCTTCAACCCTAACACAGGACGCATACATGAAATTACATCCCTCACCCCGCAAAGTAATAATGAACCATTCTAATATATGCAATATAACTCAAATTTTAGGTACGACCTTGCCGTTGGTAAGGTTGCCGAAGAAGCTCTTGGAGAAATTTTTGAAAACGCGACAGTCGAAGTTAAGACGGATTTCAAAGCTAAGACTACGGGCAACTTATTTATCGAATTTAAATCCAGAGGGAAAGACAGCGGTATCAGTACAAGCGAGGCGGATTATTGGTGTTTTAAAATTGCAAATTTATTCTTGCTTATCGCTACGGACGACCTCAGGGTTCTCATTGAACCTCTCAAAGGAACAGCAGCAGAACGAACAGGAGGCGACAATAATACGTCAATCGGTGTTCTACTTCCATTGAACACATTAATACAAAACACACACCAAAAAAAGAAGTAACACACATATGAAACAATATATTATAGACATCGAAACAAACGGAATAACAGATTGGGCTAGGCTTACCGACCTCCAAGAAGTTTTCGTTTTATCCATCTACGACCGCAACGAAGGAACTATGCACTCCTTCAATAACCAAGGCGGAGGGAATATACACGAAGGCATTGAAATGTTAAACGGCGCCGATGAAATTATCGGACACAACATTGTCAGCTTTGATATCCCCGCGCTTTTCAAGTTGTATGGTTTTGGACATCCTAATCTAACAGATACTATTCTTCTTTCTCGTTGTATTTATTCCGACCTACGCAACGATGATTTTAAAAGAGATGACTTCCCTACAAAGTTAATTGGTTCTCATTCCTTGAAGGCATGGGGTACTCGTCTTAATCTTCATAAAGGAGAGTATGGCGAAACCTCGGATTGGTCTGAGTGGTCACACGCCATGCAGGACTACTGCGAGCAGGACGTTAGAGTTACCGACGCGCTATACACTTGGTTGATGGCAACTAACCCTGACGAAAGAATGGTTAAGCTTGAACACGACTTCGCTAAGACTATTCGCAAGCAGGAGCATAATGGTTTTCCATTCGACGTTAAGAAGGCTGAGAAACTAAATCAACAACTCATGGAGCGCCGCGCTGAACTGAGCGAGGAGTTACAGGAAGTTTTTGACTCTGCTGTAGAGACACTCAAGAGTCGTTGGTGGGTAGACAGGTCAGGCAATAAGTTTCCTACAAAGAAAGCTATGATTGAGGCAGGCTATAAGCCTATCGATTGTATGAAGGGGGACTTCAAGACTAGGACGATACCATTCAATCCTAACAGTCGTGACCAAATCGCTGACAGACTTATGAAGGCGGGTTGGGAACCTGATTACTTTGAAGGTAAGCGCCCTGCAATCAATGAGGCTGTCCTCAAAGAGATTGGCACAGAGCAATCCGAGAAGCTCTTAGAATATTTATTAGTATCTAAAAGACTAGGTGCAATATCAGAAGGCAAACAAGCGTGGCTATCATCAGAGCGCAACGGACACATCTACGGTTCTGTAAACACTAACGGAACTATAAGTGGACGCTGCTCACACCGCAGTCCTAACATGGGACAGATACCATCGACTAACTCTCCCTACGGCGCCGAGTGTCGTGAGTTGTTTACTGCTACCGAAGGTTCAGTATTAGTTGGCGCGGATGCGTCTGGCTTAGAGCTGAGATGTCTTGCACACTATTTGGCAGCATACGATAAAGGAGCCTACGCGAAAATTGTAACGGAAGGTGACGTTCACACTTCTAACCAAGAGGCGGCAGGACTACCTACACGTAGCGATGCTAAGACCTTCATCTACGCATGGCTCTACGGAGCGGGTGACGCCAAGATTGGTTCCATTGTTAATGGTTCTGCCGACGAAGGTTCCCGCCTCAAAGATAACTTTATGCGAAAGAATCCTGCTGTTCGTTATTTAACTGACGCTGTGCGTCGTAAGGTTAAACAATACGGACAACTACGCGGGCTAGACGGCAGGAAACTACCTTGCCGCTCGCCACACTCCGCCCTTAACTTACTTTTACAAAGTGCAGGTGCGGTCATTATGAAACAAGCTCTATGCGAGTTTGTTAATACAGCTACTAAACCCTACACCATGCACGCTAACGTCCATGATGAAGTTCAGTTTAGTTGTAACGCCGATGACGCTGACGAACTAGGTCAGCAATTCGTAGACGCCATCAAGCAGGCAGGGGAAGTCTTAGATTTCGATTGCCCATTAGATGGTGAATATTCAATAGGTCTTAATTGGAAGGAGACACACTAATGTCCATTAACTTAAACGACGATTTAAACAGAGCCTACCTAGAGGGACTCACAGCCCGCCTAGAAAAGAAGAGAGTCAAGCTAGGAGAACTCACCAAAGAATTAGGTCAGTTACAAATCTTAGAAGATGAAGTCTTAGAAGAAATCAAAGTAATCAAAAACACAATACACCATGCACAAGACAGCAATAATTGACGGAGATATGATGGCTTACAAAGCCTGCTTCGCATCTGAAGTTGAAACCAAATGGACAGATGATTTGTGGACGCTACACACCACAGAATCGAGCCTCATGAAAGAGGTGTCCGTTTTTATTACTAATATAAAGAAGAAGACTAATACGGACGATGTTCATATTATTCTTTCTCCTAAAACAACATTTAGAAACAAGTTGTTTCCTCTCTACAAAGCAAACCGTAAGGGCAAGAGAAAGCCTATGGGTCTGCAATGGGTCAGGGACTTTACTTCTAATAACTACCCAACAACAATCGCTGAGAATATGGAAGCGGATGACCTGTGCGGAATCCTCTGCACCAAACATCCGCGAAAGTATGTTGCGGTGAGTGGGGACAAGGACTTCAACACACTTCCTATAACATGGTTTAACCATTTAAAGGGTGAGTATATTAAAAATACAAAAGAAGAAGCCCGACAGTTCCACCTCATACAAACCCTAGCGGGCGACAGCGTTGACGGCTACGCAGGTTGTGTAGGTATAGGACTTATTACAGCTAAGAAGCTTTTAGATAAACAAGGCTACACATGGGAGACGGTTGTTTCTCAATACGAAAAGAAGGGGCAGACAGAAGCCGACGCGCTTATGAATGCTCAGTTAGCTTACATCCTTCAGAAAGGGGATTATGATGAAGAAACAAAAACCATTAGACTTTGGACACCTTATGAGCAAGATTGACCCAATACTCCCCGACTCAGGTTCGCGCTCTGAGTTCGACACAGGAGCAGTACGCGACGCGATGAGCGGTAAAGGCATGCCATCTTTAATTCCTATCGCAGCTTTACGAGCTGTCGCTAAGAGGTTTGAGGATGGCGCCACAAAATACGGTCGAGATAATTGGCAGAAGGGTATTCCCGTAAGTCGTTATATTGACAGTCTGTATAGACATCTCTGGCAACTTATGGAAGATGACACCGCTGAAGACCACGGCGGCGCCATCATCTGGAACGCCATGTGCCTTATTCAGACTAAGCAATGGATTGAAGAAGGACACCTTCCCGAAGAACTAAATGACATAAAACCACCAAGAAAGTAGGATTATATGAAAGATGCTATGCAGTTGCCTTTTCCGATTGTCCCTGAGGACTTATTAAATAAGCTTGATGAAGTGTTTCCTATGAAAGATTTCACTCAGCAAACAGACCTTCGGGATATGGACTTTTATAGCGGGCAACGCTCCGTTATTCGCTTTCTAATCTCTAAGAGAGAAGAACAATCAAACAATATAATCAGACTGGAATAAATAATTATGTGCATGTCAAAACCAAAGATGCCTAAACCCATCCCCGCCCCTGCTCCGCCACCCCCTCCCGTAAAGAAGGTGAAGAAGCTGAATACAGAAAATAAAAGAGCGACCCGTAAAGCCACCAAAAGGCGCGGAACTGCATCTTTAACTGTACAGCGTCCTACTATTAATACAGGTACGTCTGGTGGAACAGGAGTAAACTACTAATATGAAAGGCGATGGAAAAATACTTGAAGCCTTAAACGTCAGCCAACGCCACGAGTTTGCATGGCATGGAGGCGAAGGCGTCCTCCTTGCATCTAGTGATGCGTGGGCGGGACGAACTGTAAAATTACAACAGCTAATCGGTAATGTATATGTAGATATTCAAGGCGCTATCTTATCAGGTAACGGCGGATTACAATTCACTACAACAGCCCCAAAATTAGGTATTGTTCTGTCTGGTTCTAGTGCGCACTCTGTTTTCGTTTCAGCACAAGGAATATAAATGCTTGTTAAATCTAGCCAAGTAAGTCCACTCGTTACACAACAACAAGTGCAGCCGTTGGTTAGCTCAGATACAGCCGATTCTTTTATTGGAAAGTTTGGCGCACCTACCGCAGCTTACAGTCTACGCGACCTTAACGACTCGCGAGATAACAATTGGGTTGTCCGTGTGCGTCGTACTGTCGACGATTTAGAGCGGAACTTCAAAGCCGCGGACTTAACTGATGGCACGATAACAGCTTGGGTTATGGAAGGTGTTACTCTATCTTCAGGTCTTGGTGCTACTATAAGCTGTGTATCTAAATGGTATGACCAATCAGGAAATAACAACCATGCGGTGCAGACAGACCCAAACTTACAACCTAGAATAACTGAAGGAGTCCCCATCCGTTACTTAGATGGTGTAAAATTCGACGGTTATGAAGATTACTTCGATATTAGCAGCAGTATTCCATTGTCTAATGGAACTCCTCTGTCTGTTTTCTGCGTTCAAAGTCCCCAAACAGGACACGACAGATTCACATTAGGGTCGGCAACTAGTAATAGAGGTATTTCCTTCAAGACAACGAAGGTTTTCTATTACTTCTCTAAAAAGGGTATAAGTATTCACGCCCACGGTCACCATGCGGCTTTTACGTTATTCAGCGTAATTCACGACGGCACTAGCCACACTCTGAATGGACAGCAGACCAACAACTATGCAGGCGAGAATGTTATAGCGAACCGCAACGGTTCAAAGCTTATAGACTCCACACCAGATGCAGACATGGGGAGTGAACAACATACTAATTCAATAGACTATGTAGGACATGGAGTACCTGCGAATCGCCTTAGGGGTGAACTTAAAGAGTTAATAATCTATACAACAGACAAGACAGCTAGTCGTGGTGCTATGGAAATCGACATCGCTAATGCAAACGGTATACCCTTCTAGAAATTATGAATTATCAAACAGCAGAGCAAATCTACCACAAATGTGAGGGTAATAGAAACTCCTACTTAGATAGAGCGCGTGTAGCTTCCAAGCTCACACTTCCCTACATTATGCCTGAAGAAGGCTTTGGGGCATCTAGCCGCCTAGACACACCTTTTGCGGGCGTCGGTGCGCGTGGAGTTAACAACCTTGCATCTAAATTACTACTAGCTCTACTACCACCGAACGCCCCATTCTTTCGTCTTAATATTGATTCATTTGCAATCAAGGAAGAAGGCGCCGACGAACAGCTTATAGCTGAGATAGAAAAATCCCTACAACAAGTTGAGGAGACTGTAATGAGTGAAATATCACAGCAGTCGTATCGTGTAGGTATTCACGAAGCTCTCAAACAATTAGTGGTCACAGGTAATGCGCTTGTGTATCTTCCCGATGAAGGAGGTATGCGTGTATTCCACCTCGACCGTTATGTCATCAAGCGCGACCCAATGGGTAACGTAATAAAAATTGCAACCAAAGAAACAGTATCCTATGAAACACTCTCTGATGAAATTAAACAAGCATCTCTCGCTTCAGGTAAAGCGCCTAGCGAAGAATGTGAACTCTTCACTACTTGTCTTAGAGAAGACAATAAGTGGAACATGTACCAAGATATTAACGGCGTACGAATCCCTGAGACAGAAGGCACGTTCGATATTGACAAATCTCCTTTCATTGCTCTCCGATTCTCAAAAATAGACGGCGAAGATTATGGTCGAGGTTACGTAGAAGAATACCTAGGCGACCTACAATCCTTAGAGGCTTTGACACAAGCTATTGTCGAAGGCTCCGCGATTGCCGCTAAGACTTTATTCTTAATTAATCCTAACGGAACGACCCGTGGAAAAGTTTTGGCAGAAGCCGAAAATGGCGCTATCGTCCAAGGCAACGCCGCTGACGTCACAGTATTACAAACTCAGAAAGCCGCTGACTTCAGAGTTGCCCAAGAAACTATTAATGTCATCAAGGACAGACTAGGGCAGGCTTTCCTCCTAACCTCAGGAGTTGTCCGTAACGCAGACCGTGTTACAGCAGAAGAAATCAGAATGCTCTCTCAAGAACTAGAGAGCGCTTTAGGTGGATTGTATTCGTTGTTAAGTAATGAATTACAACTCCCCCTCGTTAACCGACTCTTAGCAGTCCTTAACAAGACTAAGAAACTACCGAAGCTTCCTAAAGATGTTGTCAATCCTGTTATCATTACAGGTGTTGAAGCTCTAGGACGCGGTAATGATTTACAGAAGCTAGACTTGTTCTTAGCAGGAGCCGCCCAAATTGTTGGCGCCGAAGCTATCGCACAGTTTGTTAATGTAAATGAATACTTTTCCCGTAGAGCTACAGCTCTTGGTATTAAAACCGACGGGTTAATCAAAGACGCAGAGGCTATGCAAGCCGAACAAGAGCAAGCACAGCAGATGCAATTAATGCAAAAAGTAGCGCCCGCAGGAGTTAAGGCGTTAGCTGATTTACCGAACGACCCAAACGTTCAGGCAGAAGAACAATAACTCAAAATCAACATAGCAAGGTGAATAGTAATTATGGCAGAATACCAAAAAGTAGAAATAAACGATAATACCCCTTCAGAGAATATCTCTCTTGAAGCTGAAGCGGAGGCTATTGATGCCAAAGCAACAGAAGCAACTCCTGAAGCAGTAGCCGAAGGAACAACCCCTGAAGTTTCAGAAGACCGCCCTGAGTGGCTCCCTGAGAAATTTCAGTCCGCCGAAGATATGGCGAAGGCTTACGCAGAGCTAGAAGGTAAAAAATCTAGTGACGAAGAAGCAGACACTTCCGAAGAAGAAACGGAAGTAACGGAGTCAACAGCAGAAGAAGCCGCGCAAGAAAGTACAATCGACGACGCGACTACTGAATTTGCTAATGACGGACAACTCTCTGAAGCAACTTACGAGAAACTCAATGAAGTTGGTTTAGGGAAAGATATGGTTGACCAATACATTGCAGGACAAGAAGCAATTATTGAACAACAATCTCAAGCTATCTTTAGTGAGATTGGTGGTAAGTCAGAGTATGAAGCGATGTCAGAGTGGGCGGGTGAATCCTTGTCTGACTCAGACCTCACCGCATACAACGAAACCGTTGAGAGTGGTACAGTAGACCAAGCAAAGTTTGCTGTTAAAGCCCTGTATGCACAATACAAAGGCGGAGCCGCTCCTAAACCTATGCAAGGCTCAACTAATGGTGCAGCAATCGCTCCGTTCGCATCCCGCGCTCAGGTAACTGAAGCAATGCGCTCAAAGCAATACACAACAGACCCCGCATACCGCAGTCAAGTTGAACAACGACTAGCAATATCTAACATCTAATAAATTATGGAAACCCTACTACCCATGTTTGGCGGCGCCGTGAGTGGCTTTATATTTAAGCTCATCGGCACTATGGTTCAAGCACAGCAGACACAAGTCGAACTCATGTTAAGAAAACAGGAGGGCGCAGATATAAGTGCTGACAAAGCCGCAGCTCGCGGTGGCGTTTGGGTGCGTAGAGCTATCGTTGCTACGGTTCTTTTCGCAATCGTTGTTGTTCCATTTATTATGGCATTCTCAACCCACGGCGTGACTGTAGAAGTCTCTAAGGGTTGGTGGATATTCGCCAGAGATGTTTATGAAACTCAACAAGGATTCCTCCTCCATCCGAGCGTGGTACAAGCCCTCTATGCCATTATTGGTTTTTACTTTGGCTCTTCACAAATTAAGTAGTGAAAAGAAAAGAGAGGGCGAAAGAGCTAAGAGAAAGAGAAAGATTTTAGCCCTGCGTAAGTCATAAAATTATGAGCCTATACAAAAATATCAATAGACGTAAACGACTAGGAATCAGTCGGTCTAAGAAAAAATCTACAGTTTCTAGTAAGTCCTATAATAATATGAAAAAAGGATTTCCTAAGAAAAAGAAGAAGTAAAACTCTTCTATAAATTTCGTTTAATTATACAAAGTAAATATATGCCCGTTGCGACGGATAACATACTTGGAAATGTGTGAGAAGACAAAAGCACAACTAACAATAATAATAACCCCCTACATAAGGAGAATATAAAACTATGGCAAATGGTGTCGTAAATTCCGTATCTCGTTTAGGTCAAATCAATGGCGCAGGAAATACAGATGCTTTGTTTCTCAAAGTATTCAGTAATGAAATCCTAACCACCTTTGAAGAGAGCAATGTTATGAAAGACCTTCATACCGTTCGCACTATTTCAAGTGGCAAGGAAGCTCAATTCCCTGTAATTGGTTCGACTGACGCGAAATACTTCGCAGTTGGGCAAGACGTTCTTGAATCAAGTAACGGCTACGCACAACAAATTAAACACGGTGAGCGTACAATCTCGATTGATGATATGCTTATCGCCGCTACATTCGTCGCGAGCATGGACAGCTTAAAGTCACATTTCGATGTGCGCTCTACATACTCCGCTGAATTGGGACGTGCGCTTGCAAAGCGTTTCGACCTTGCAACAATGAAGACTCTTGTTGCTGCCGCGGAAACTGCTGCTGACGTTGCCTTCACAGGCGCTAAAGGCGGTATCACGGTTGACCTCTCGGATTCGAGCATCGGTGGTTCCACAGCTGCCGCAGACATTATCAAGATTATTGGTACTGCTGCTCAGAAGATGGACGAGAACGATGTTCCTTCGGACGACCGTTTCGTTATCCTCGACCCCTCTCGTTACTACGAGTTGGTGACTACTAACAATGTCGCAATCAACACCGACACAGCAGCAGGCAATGGTTCTGTAGCTACAGGTAAGATTGCTGAATTGGCAGGTATCACAATCGTCAAATCCAACCATCTAGCAAGTGTTGCAGGCGCAGACCTCAGCGCAGCTACAGGTGTAGGTTCTGACGGCTTCTCTGGCATCAACAATGATGTTCACGGTGGCGGTACAGGTTACAACAAGGACTTCTCTACTGTTCTTCCAATTATTGGTGGACAGAAGAGTGCTATCGGTACAGTCAAGCTTCTTGACCTCGCTGTAGAGCAAGAGTACATCATGACCAAACAGGGTACAGCAATGCTTGCTAAGTACGCTGTCGGACATGGCGTCCTTCGTCCTGAAGCAGCGTTCTGCGTAAAAGCGTAACGTAATTTAAACTAAGCCCCCTCGGACATTATCCTTTCGTGTCCTTGGGGGCTTTTTTTTATAACTTTTTTAATATGCCCACACTTACAAATCAACTAGAAGCAGTTAACTCAATGTTGGCACACATCGGTGAAAGCCCTGTGTCAACCATCAGCGATGCAGTCGCTTTACCTGTGTCGGCATCAACAGCCCTCGCTACATTAAATGAAGTATCCAAAGAAGTTCAAAGTGAAACTTGGCACTTCAACTCTGTTCCCAAAATTACATTATCGCCTTCTAATGATGGGCGTATATCGGTTCCTGCTAACACACTTTGGTTAGATGCAATCGACCACTCTATCGACGTCACCATGCGTGGTGATTTTCTATTTGATAGAAAGAATAATACAAAAATCTTTTCAAAAGATGTTGTTGTGAAAGCAACGGTCTATCTTGAATGGGATGAACTGTATGAACAAGCCCGTAGATATATAACACTACGCGCTTCCCGAATTTTCCAAGGACGTCTAGTTGGAAGTAAAGAACTAGAAGCCTTAATCGCTAGAGACGAATACCAAGCTCGCGCAAGGCTAGAAGATGCCGACGGTGGTCACTCAAACAGAAGTATGTTTGACAACTACGACGTTGCGAAGAGAATTGGAATCAATAGAAATACTGACATATCCTAATGCCTTTAATTAATACATCCCTCCCAAATCTCATACAAGGAGTTTCCCAACAACCTGACGCTGTTCGTTACGACGGACAATGTGAAGAACAGGAAAACGCTTTGAGTAGTATTGTGAACGGATTACAAAAAAGACCCCCGACAGAATTTATTTTTGATTCTAGTGCGGGAACGGACAGTCTCATAAATACTGATTTGTCGAAAGACGCATTCTTTCATCTATACAAACGCTCGGCGACGGAAAAATATTGTATCACTCAAGATGCTAATATTCTAAGAATCCACAACGCAGACACAGGCGTACAATGTACTGTAACAGAAGAAGATACAACTGATTTTATTATTACCAATAATGATGTAAATACTCAAGCAACGTATTTAGACATCGCCACCGCACAGCAAAACCTTAAAGCGTTAACTATAGGAGACTCGACGTTTGTATTAAACACATCCGTAGCTACGAATAATAGTACAGCCGCAATCAGTAGTGACCTCAGTAATGAAAGTTTAATCTTTATTAAACAAGGGGACTACACAAAAAGATACGGCGTTAAAATAAATAGCACTACGTATCAAATTTTCTCTCGTCCGACTACCACTGCCAATAACAGTCTTGCGCCAGCAGGAGAGACCGCCACGTCCGCCACTAAGGCTCATATGGCGGACTCGGTGTCCATTTTAGCTGCGTTAAGGGCAAGGATAGGAGCTAGTCTTACAAACGACGGAATCTCCTTCACGACTACGCAAGTAGGAAACTTAATACATCTAAAAACAAATAGCTCTTCACCATATACTATAACAGGTATTGATGGTTTATCGGGCGAAGGTATTGGTGTTGTTCACCGTAAAGTTTCTTCTCTAGCCGACTTACCTACTGTTGCGCCCCATAATTACAAAGTCAAAGTTATTGGAGACGCAGAGTTAAACCAAGATGACTACTATGTAAAGTTTGAGATTGCTGATAACGATTCAGCCGCCGACGACACGATAGGCGAAGGCTCTTGGGTAGAGTGTGCGGGAGGCTTAATTCCGACGCAGATAGATTCTTCCTTGATGCCACGTATGCTTGTATCTACAGCCTTGAATACATTTGTAATTCGCAGGATGGCATTTAACGAAATTAAAGCAGGCGACTTAGACAGTAATCCCTACCCATCTTTTTTAGGTAACTCTATTAATAATCTATTTCAATATAAAAACCGATTAGGTTTCTTAGCTCTTGATAATATTTGTTTATCAGAAGCAGGTTTTGGAGGATATAATCCCACATCCAATACTCAGTCATACAACTTTTTCAGAACTTCGGTAACTGACTTACTCGATGCAGACCCTATTGATGTCACCGTCGCTTCTAATGATGTAACAAACCTAAGAAGCGCACAGCCTTTCCAAGAAAATTTGATTCTCTTTTCAGACAATGCGCAGTTTGTTCTAAAGGGCGGTGACCTTCTTACACCAAAAACTGTTTCTGTTACAGCGGTTACAAACTTCGATGCTGTCAATACGGTTGAACCAATCCCCGTAGGTTCATATCTATATTTCCCCTTTCAGCGTGGCGCGTTTAGTGGTCTTAGAGAATTTACCGTTAATGCGTCTTCAGATGTCTATGACTCTAATGAAATTACAGCTCACGTCCCTCAATATATCCCAAATGAGTTAACGTCTTTAACAGGCTCTAACTCTGAGCAGCTTATCGCGCTGACAAGTGGGACGACGGTGGCTTCGGCGCAGAATACTCAAGACACATCTATTATTTATAATAATTACGGTTCAAGTAAATACGTCGATAGCACCAACTTGGTTCTCCACGTAACGTCGTATATGCAGTCGCCTATAACAGTAAGTACAGGTACGAATGCTATTCACGCGGGCAGCATTGATAATAATATTATTACAGAAGTGAGCGACGCTTCTGGTTCTCAATTTAACATGCGAGGGGTTTCTAGGACAAACACGAATAGTTTAAATTCTTTTAATTTACGAGACGCGTTTGCACAGACTCTAGAAAAACATACAGGAAGAACTAATACAGGAGTAGCGCACGGAGGCGGTATCTCTGGCGGAATAGATTACCACCGCTTCAGAGGTATTTTTGGAAATACCAACTCATGCTACGCAGAATTTAGTGAGTTTTATTACCCAACCAAATGGGCAGAATATACAAGTCAATGGGATGCCGAACGTGGTTTTACTGTTGAATGGTTTGGCGCCTTATCACTTTTCGATAATCAGTTCAGCACATCACACGGTCAATTTTTATGGAACTTTAATTCTGTAGATACTTCCAGAAGTGCAATAGGTGCAGACTACAGCTCCGATTCCAGACCTTGGCATCCAACCTACACTACTAGTGTATCGCAGGCTCCAAAGCTTTTAGGTCTAGGGTATGACCACAACGTTTACGACAAACCCGAATTACTTCTAGCTCAAAACGGTGGTGTATCAAGACACTCTGATACTCTGATGATGACAGACTATAATCAGGTGACTGGTCAGAATTCTGTCGATGGCGATGAGTTATCACATTTCTTTATGACAGGCACAACAAGCCAAAGGCGTATATATAGAAACAACAATCTAATATATGAGATAAACGCTATTAATAATACCATGCCAACGCTTTATTCTCTGCGAAATAATATTAAAGAAATTAAACTTAGTATGGCAGGTAGTGTCTCAATGAATAAACCCATCTACTTCCGAATCTACAACAAGTTACTTACAAGCGGTCAACGTGGTTTCAATTTTAACAACAGGTTTACTACAGCGCAATAATGACAACCGATATATTTATTTATAAATTCTTCTTTAACAACGCACAAAAAGGTTTAAGCAGTTGGAGTAAGTTTACTGTGGCGGGCGCGGTGCGTGGTATTAAGTTCATCGACTCAGATTTATATGTTCTTCAAGCTAAAAATGGAAAAACGAATTTATTAAAATTACCGCTAGAAGCAGGTCGCGTAGATATAGGAGGATATAACACAAACTTAGATATGCGTGTGACCACTACAGCACTCGCGAACGAAAACATCATACAATTACCTTACACACCTGAGAGTACGGATGCTGTGCAAGTATATACACACGACGGTCTAGCTTTAGATTGCACCGTAAATGGTTCAACAGTTGTTCTTACAGAAACCCCTACGGTGGATACTCCCATATATGTAGGCTTAAAGTATTCCATGAAATATGTGTTCTCAAAGCAGATGTTTAAAGCTCCTTCAGGACAGAATAAAAGCCCAACGAACGCTAGTAATTTACTTGTAAGAAATGGAAGTGTTTTCTATAACAACTCATCTGCCTTTACTGTTAAGGTTAAGCCTGACGATAGGGAGGAATACGTTAACGAATTTTCTCCTATAGTTATTGGAGCGCAGCTTCCCGATGAATTTAAGTTATCAGATGGCGCCTTCCGATTCCCTGTATTTACAAAAGCTGATACAGTAAAAATTACAGTCGAAAACGATACTCCGCTCCCTTCTAATTTACAAAGCGCAGAGTTTGAATCCTTTGTCCATTCTAGGTCTAACCGATATGGTTGATTTATTAAATAAAACATACGCGTCGGGTGGAAGTGTTGTTGTCGCTACTAAAGAGCATGTGGAACACATTGCGAAGAATTTAAGAAGCGCCGACCTGACTGAAATTAATTTACTAGGTAGCCAGTCTGACGAGGGAATGGCGCGAGGACTATCATATGACGATGAATCCTATACCGTCTTGACTAAGGACAAAACACCTTGTGCAATGTTTGGTGTGGGCGCTGTCGAAGCAGATGAGGGATATATATGGATGCTAGGTACTGATGAGATATTTGATTACAAGGCAGACTTCATAAGGTTTTCTCGTCCTTGGATTAAAAAAATCACAACCAAATACCCTAAAT